ATCCAATAACGTTGCCTCGGATGTCGATGTTTGCAACGGATGGGAGAGTTGATGTGACGCCGGTCAGCTGGGAACCGTTGCCAAAGAAGTACGAGGCTGTTACGTTGCCATCTGCAGCAAAGCGGACATTTGCGATGTTGCCAGCAGTTGCGATGATGTTGGTCACATTGGCGTATGATCCAATAACGTTGCCTCGGATGTCAGATGATGAAACTGCTGGTGGAGTAAAAGTTGCTCCAGTTAGGAAAGCTCCATTTCCTATGAAATATTGTTCTGTAATAATGTTTCCAGAAGCATTTAACTCATCAAAATGACTTGCCCACGGAGTCAGGAAATAACTCATTATACGTTTGTTAAGATTAGATAATATGTTTTTTTTATTTTTTATATACAATTCTCTCTCCGACTTTAGACTGCGTCAACTTCAAAGCATCTGTGAAAGAAGGTTTGCTCCATAGCAAGTGTTTGCTCCAGAACCCTGGTGTGTACTTTCCGGCTCTCGTCCAGTCTTCTCTTTTCTGATGTCTGATTACATATCTCTTCATGCGTGCGGGATCTTTGTGAATTGTGTAATCGCTTGCGCCAAATTGTCCGAAGTAAACCGTTTTCACTTTTTTCTTTGTCTTGTCATCCAAGAACACTGCCTTGAATTTCTTTGGCCCTGATTTCTGTTTAGTGAGTTCTACCACCATGTTTTGTTTAAGTTTACATGATATTTAATTATTCAAGGTCATCAAAATCAGAAATCATGGTTTTCTTATAAATAACGTGTCGATATATCAGTCACTTTCCTCAATGTGGTAGAGATAGTCAAGAAACCCTGCGCTATACTGCAAGGAACGGGCAGGGCTGAGAATGTCCTCTACATACAGACTATCAGATGTTTCGTTTAGCATCACGGTGGAAACTTGCAGAGCAGAACAATAAGCCACTAGTTCGCTCTCTTTTACACGACCGATGATTACGTTGTCAAACCTGACATCCCTGGTGATTGCATAGGGATACTTGAAACTGAGAACCTGACCCCTTGCCAAGTTGGAAAAGGGCTCTACAAGGTCTTCGCAGAAAACATACTCAGCGTTTGTAGTAATGCGATGATCTATTGCCTTTGCAAATTTTGCTGCAAGAGGAAGCTTTCTGAACCCAAAGATGGCGGCTCCGTCAATGTTAGCAATTGCGTGGTTATGAGGAATGCCTGCCATGTTTTTGGTGTTTGTAATTTGGGTGACCACAAAGAGAGAAGCCATAATAACTATATGATACACACATATCAGATTATTTTAAGTTAATTATGTCGATATACTTGTCATTTGACCCAGGTTTGACAAAGTATATATAAAATGCCAACAAATAAGATAAATCACTTACTTAAAATATGAACACTCCTCTCTGCTTCCACTCCATTGACACCATGGTTCCCAATGCGCCAAAGAAGCCATCTGCTCCGCTCACACTTTATCGGTCGGACTCTTATGAAGTTGAAGAATTTCTTGCAGCTGTATCGAATTATCATCCTGCTGATGCAATTATCACGTCTGGCAACAATGATCTAGAAGACACCGCGAGTTCACAACCAAGCATCAAGCGCAAAGTGATTAAGTCTATCATGAAGTGCTTTCGTGCCTAAACATCAAAACCTATGTAAATAATATCAGTTGTCTTATTCTTCAAAACATCGTTCACGGCTTTGATAACAGCATCAAATCGTTCAGCACGAACTCGTTTGGCAGCGACACCCCAAGGGTTCTTGTGTTTTGTGGTGGGATTCACGCGGACCCAACACACATCTGTATGTGGGTATTGTTTGAGAAGTTCAGCGGACACCATATGCATTCGAGACTCATCACAAGCATACCTTTCGTGGCCGTTTTCATCGACCTCAAGACACACGGTGATACCATCGCCAAACACAATGCCATCCAGACGCGCAAATTTCTTGGCCGTCTCATTGGTGTCGTATTTAACGATGAATTCCCTGCGTTTTACATCAATCCTTCCAGCAATGTGCTTGAAGAATGCGTTTTCATACTTCTTGCGCGTTTCGCGCCGAGAGTCATCGGGGTCACATGACAGACAATACTGACATGCTGATGCAAGATGATAATTACCTGGACACTCTACACCATTGTATCCAGGGCATCTCTTGCCGATGACATTTACCATCCCTGGCGTCTTACACTCAGCGCAACAAATCCCCACGGTTTCTCCTGGGAAATTGAAACTTGGTTGCTTTCCACATGAACATTTCTTGCTAGCAACATTTACCATCTCAGGAGTCTTGCACTCAACGCAATAAATTCCCATGGTTTCTCCAGGAAAATTAAAATTTGGTCGCGTTCCGCATGGACATAGCTTGCTCACAACATTTACCATCTCAGACGTCTTGCACTCAGCACAACAAATCCCCACGGTTTCTCCTGGGAGATTGAAACTTGGTTGCGTTCCGCACGGACATAACTTGTCCTTGACATTTACCATCTCAGGAGTCTTGCACTCAACGCAACAAATCCCCACGGTTTCTCCAGGAAGATTGAAACTTGGTATCTTTCCGCACGGACACTTCTTGCTCACTACATTTACCATCTCATCAGTCTTGCACTCCTTGCAACAAATCCCCACGGTTTCTCCTGGGAAATTGAAACTTGGTCGATTTCCGCATGGACATTTCTTGTTGACAACATTTACCATCTCGGACATCTTGCACTCAACGCAACAAATTCCAACAGTTTCTCTAGGAAAATTGAAACTTGGTCGCGTTCCGCACGGACATAACTTGTCCTTGACATTTATCATCTCAGACGTCTTGCATTCCTTGCAACAAATTCCCATGATTTCTCCTGGGAGATTGAAACTTGGTATAGTTCCGCACGGGCACTTCTTGTTCTTGACATTTACCATCTCATCAGTCTTGTGCGCTTTACACCATCTGGGTTTGAGACCTTTGGTGTTGTACAATCCTTGTTTCCTGCACTCTGGGTGTTTGCAAATTGTCATTTGTATATCACATTTTCAGTTCATTTATATATTAAGAGTGTCGATATGAATAAATATATTGGGATAAGATAAATGAAGACGCATCCTGTAAAGACGTCCCCATATAAGATGTCACCAAAATTGGCTGGTGGTCCAGAGAGTCATACTTTGCCAAAGGGACGTCTCAGCCCGAGAGAGAACCTGCCAATTCCTGGCGAGGATTTTGCAAGAAAGACAAAGACAACAAGAGATAATATGACGTTTGTAGTCTCAAAGTACGGAAAACGCATTGGAGGTGGGGTCAATGGCAAGGTGTACGTGGCAAAGGTCACTTTGCCACTCATTGCCAAGTTGAAAGAAGGCATGCAATACGGCGGTGGCAAGGTGTTCTATGAGTTTCCCAAAGTTGGCTCGATAGTCATCATCAAAGAAGTGAGGCAGCAAGGACGGATGAACGACGGGCACTTCATATCCGAAGCAATCCGTGAAAACACAGTTCACAAGAATCTCACCGACACGCCCTCATGTGCCAGAGTCCCTGGTGCTACAAAACCAGCATGCATATCAGATAATGTTCCAAAGTTCTACTTGAGTTATATTATCAAAGGGGGGAAATTAGCACAGCACACTGCGATAACCGTGATGGACCCGGCCGGGACAGTCAGCCTTGCTAAGTTCTTAACCATGTTGCCAAACAAATCATATATGGCAAGACTTTATGTGAATGTGGAGCAAATTGTGTGTTCTCTATGGCTTGCGGGTTATGTACACGGCGATTTGCACCGCGAAAACATTATGATAGATTCTTCTACAGGGAGGGCAAAATTGATTGACTTTGGCTTTGCGATAAGAATGCCAGACAACTTCCCTGCTCAAATTGGCAAGGATGTATCTGACATGGTGTCAGAGGGGTCAAACAGGTCATTTGCTGAGATATGGACGGAGAAACAAATCAATGGCAAGCAAACTCTGGTGGATTATTCTAACAGAATCATCAAGCAGCGTAGTTTCCCCTGGTACAACCCAGATTACAAAGTTCTCCAGACTCTGTGGAATCAGATCCCAGCAGATGACAGA